GAACCTTTCGGTTTCTTTCCTGTTCCTAGTTTTGGGTCTTTCTTGGTCATTTCTTTTTCTTCTTCTGTCCGTTTCTCGCTCTATTCTTTGACGGACTTTCTAACTTAGTGCCATCTTTATTAGAACCTCCTTTGCTTAACATCTTATTGTGAGATACATCTTTACCTTTACGGTTTATACCTTTCTTGTCGTAAGATCTTCTAGCACGTTGACGCTCCATCCTATCTGGGTGTTCACCACGTTCCTTCTGTTTCTTATATTCTTTCTTGTATGGTCTAGGCGATTTTGTATACGGCATCAATTACTCCCATTATATACACATTCGATCACTGCGCAGTGTCGTTTGCATAACCCACTAGGACGTGCGTTCCACGTATCATTGTCATAGGCGATTTGCATACGATCAAAACTAGCTAACCACTTATCCCACAAGGAGGGCAAATCTTCAAATACATACTTGGCTTTTATAAACTTCTTAGCAATAACAAACATCAGACCCGCATGCACTTTAGTGACTTCAGGAAAGTATTTAAATGTAGCCATTGCCATTAACTCCAGTTGACCTTTATCTGCGTACCCTGCATTTCGCCCAGTTTTATAGTCTACCACCCAAGCTTTTGTGCCGTCAACTATTACTAAATCTGCTATACCCCTCCACCAAACATCCTTATCTTGGAAACCACATGTCTCTAGCTTGGCTGTAAGACCCATACGCATCTCTGTAAACTTCTTACCCTGTCTACGTTTAAGTGCTTCCAGGGGACCTTTGAGGAAGGCAAACTTCTCTGGTATTGGTGTGTCATCACTTATAAAATCTTCTGCTATACTATGCACTTCTGTTCCGTAACGCATAGCTTCAGTGTATTGTTCCTTATAATCTTTTGCTATCTTCATATGATAGAACTGCTTGGGGCATTGTTCGAATGCCTTGATTCTACTATATGACCACGGTGCTATACTCATCGGTGTTTAGTCCTCGCTATGCGTATGTCGTGTACGTGTCCACAACTCTTACACCTGTGTCCTTCACTACTTACATGAACCATAATCATCGATAGTCTTTTAAATTTAGAGTAAATATTTTTATTTGGTATAGCCTCTTTTATGTATTTCCAACTCCGACCTTCCATACGCATATGGCATACCCTCCACATGTCTTTCCAAGTTAAACTCATCCACACTCTCCATAAGATTTGCCTGTTCCCGATTCACAATCTATCGGTAGACCTTCTGCCCATTCTGGTGGTTGTCGCATACATTCTTCGATGTACTGTTGCGCTTCTCCCACCTCTTCGTCTTTGACACAACACGCTATACTGTCATGCACTGTCAAGACAACTCTGTACCTCTTCGCTATTTGTAGCATTTGTTCGCCAATAATGCAACGAGCTATGGCTTGGCATACGTTCTCTATTACTTTACCACCATATATACGTACGCGACCACGTCGTGTCTTGTAGTCAAAGTCATACTTACCATCATCAACGGTGAACTGTAAGTCGTCATAGCGTAGACGCAAACCAGAGGGTAATATTATGCCCCACTCCTCTGTGCCTAAGACACCCTGTTTACCAAAGGCATCCCCATCTTTTAAAAAAAGTTGAGCATCAGCCCATAGATCTTTTATGTCTGAGTTTGTTTCTCTGTATACCTGTATAACACGTCGTGCCTCATGTAGCTCCATATCAAAACCGAATGTCTTAAGTTGGTCTTGAAACTTCTGCGCACCCATACCATACCCTGCTCCTAAGATCGTGGTCTTACCAACAAATCGTTGATCTTTTGTTACGAGGCTCTCTGCTACACCATATATTTTAGATGCCATATTCTTATATACGTCTTCACCGTTTGTAAACGCTTGGGTTAAATCATCTTGTTCGGCAAGCCATGCCAACACTCTCGCTTCAATCTGCGCTGAGTCAGCATCTATTATAGAATGCCCTTGTGGTGCAATTATGCCACGCTTTAGCATGTTTGCGTTCGCCCCACGGCTTGGTAAGTTCTGTAGATTTATCTTATCATCACCACCCCAACGTCCTGTATGAGCCGCATAATATCTAACAGGTACAGGCAATAGACCCCGTTTTGCTATGTCAATGAACCTTTGCGTTCTTGTTTCTTCAAGTGTGCTTTTGTTACCCAACCTGGCGGCCACAAGTGATTGGACTCTCTCGTCCTGATGTGTTAACAGGCTTTTAAATCCTTCATCAGACTTAGCGAACGCCCATGTCTGTTTACCAGTAGTGGGACTTAACTTCTTAGGGGGTGATACCCCAAGCTGTTGCAGCTGCAGCGCAAACTTATCATTACTCATCAAATCTTCTTTTGATGCGCGAGCGTCCATAAGTAATTCTTCCTTGTGTTGACGTGTGCTAGCAAGGTGGTCTTCTAACAAGTCCAAGTTCAGATCCAAAACAGGCTCTACGAACATACGCAGTGACACGTCAATAAGCTTTAGTTCTTTCTTCGGGAACCCCTTCGCCATGATTGTGAACAAGTCGTATGTCAGATCTACATCATTGACAGCGTAGTCACCTAACCTCTCTAGTTCTTCGTCTGTGAAATCTTGTAGACGTTTGTTGAGAGTGTTCTGTATCTCGTCACCCTTCTTTCCTATTTTGTATTTCTCAGAGAGTGCGCTTAGTGAGGCACTGGTCTCTACTCCGTTGACAGCTCTCGCTATACAAATTGTGTCAGTATAGGCGCGAGGGCTAATATCAAAAATCCAAGAAAGTATAGCACCGTCAAACATAGTATTATGAGCAAGTACCATTGATTGCTCCCAGTCAAACGTCTGTAAGAACGCCTTGAGTTGTTCCTGTGTACCACTTGCCCACTCCGTTTCTCCGTTGTTTACTTTTATAGCGACCCCAAGCACTTCAAACCTAGGGTCACGCACGTACTCTTCTGTCGTTAGTTTCTTTAGAGAATACTCTTTGTTGTAGAATGTTTCAAAATCAATAGTGATAAGGTTCATCTGTCTCTCCAATCTCTAAACCTTCTGGTCTAGGTAAAGGCACTTTTACATATCTATCATAACTCGTATAGCAACGATCAACGCCATACATTTCTAGGCTCTGCTCTGCACATTTTTGGGGGTCTGTGAAATCAACAGTAAACATGACCATCAAGGTATAAGCTGTTTTAGTAATCATTCCCCCTCCTTCATAGCACATTCGTATTCGATACCAACATACGCCATGTTATCTACGTAGTGATCTTTCTTCAGTGGGCTTGTCTGTCGCCTTGCTAACTTCGTTGCCTGGTGTACCAGAGTGATGTCTCTCGCTGTAAGACGTTGTCCTGTGATTGCATTGTAAATCCGTGCAATGTGTTCGTGGTTTTCAACGGCATCACCATAGTCTTTATTACGATCTGTAGCTGTGAGGCTCGACGCTTCACCAAGTAGCTGACAGCGGACGGGTGGTTTGGACTCTGCTAGAATAACTTCTTTTGGTGTGCCTGATTCATTAATAATCTTCAAAGCATAGCCATACGATACCTTACACGCTTTTGCTACTTTTTTGGGCGTGTCAAGCCTGTTCTTGAGTATATACTTCCAAACTCTTTCTCTCTTAGTACTTGTACGCATTTTATTTTCTCCTCTTCTCTTAGTTGTTTAATTAAATAGTCTCTATGCAACTTGGCATTCTCACGTGCCTTTAGTAGTCTGTCGCTCTTGTTGTTCACAAGCATTATTTCTTCTCTTATCTTCACTGTCTAACTCGTCATGGTATGCGTCTTTAACTATCCCTGCAACGATCATAGCCATATTGGCATCCTTGATCTTACTTGCCTCATTTATAAGCCACTCCATAATATCATCATCTAGGTAATCGTAAACATTACCTTTTTTGATACCTAACACCCTTTGTAGTTTTGTAAAATTCATATCTCTCTCTTTCTCTTTGGGTTGCCCCCCTTCGAGAGGGGGGTCTAAGTTTTTACATGCCCTACCATGATGAAGTTACAGAGAAGGATATATGATAAACCTGCCTTCATCGCAGTGGATTTCGACGAATATGCACGTCAACGCTCTCACTGCTTACGTCCTACCAAGGGAAAATAAAAACTAAAAAACTTGGTAGATTATTCGTACTGAACTGGAAAGTCCATCTCCTTTATGCCTTTCAATATGATTTCTATATTCATCATATTGTCTTCGTTAACTACACAAGCTATGCCCCCTGCTACATTGATGTCTGATAAGTTCTTATCCTGTAATGCTGTAGGCTTGTTCTTCCCAGCCTTGCACTCGAATGCAAAGAAGTTACCTCTGTAGCACCCAACTATGTCTGGCACACCACTACGTCCATACCCACCTGTGACGGGGTAGAAGTAATACGCTCCCAACTGCTTTAGTTGCTCCGTTACTTTCTTTTTCACCTTTGCCTCTGGGGTCATTACCATCATTGTGTACTATCCTTATCAAAAAACTTTGCGTCCATCCATGCATCAAAAAACGTAGAGTATCTGCCTACAATCTCTCCAGTATTCATAGCGTCTGCATCAGCACACGTTACTGTGAAGTCATCATCACCCTCATCATAATCTATCACGTGCCACTCTGTGTCCATTGGTAACTTTACTGTCACCCCATCTTCTTTTATCTGCTTGGTAAACTTCCTTTTACTTGGCATTTCTATCCCTCAAAAAAACTGGTTTCAATGTGGGCAACCTGAAAGCCACCCACACCATTTAGCTTAGTGAACCACTAACCTCTTTTAATTTTATATAGAACTCACTGTCGCTTGCCCTATACCCTATGTCTGATTTATAATCCAGTTCGGGTTCAAGCATCATCAGCACTGCCAACTTCTCTTGAACCCACTTAGGTAAATCGTCTACACTGTCATACCACTCCTTTAATTGGTTGTCAACACAATACATACCTAAACATGACACGTGAACTCTTTTTGTGTCAGGGTCTACCTTTACTTGGTATAACGTGTAATCCTGTGTGTTACCGTGAAACATAGAACATATTGTCCCTAGCTTTATAGCCCACACCATCAACAAAGGTATCTTGCTCTAACACGTTAAGAGACATGACCCTACCTTTCAGCTGGTCAGGCAAGGTATCGGCATCATACGTTTTGTGGGGTAGACTCCTCCAACCATTTGGAACATCATTATCTATCTCAATGACGATATAGGTTTCTTTATCCCACTTGATAAACGCATACACAAAGTACAAGTCACAACGCTTTCGCTTGTCCTCCTCATACGCCTTACGTTTGGCTACCAAGTCCACAATTTTTTCGTGTAGGTCTTTGTCTAAGAACACGTGTCCACTGTCGATTAGGTTTGTTAGTTCAGGCACTAACGTGTCACGTCGTAAACCCAAATCATTTTTGCTACCCTCGAAAGCATCTTCAAAGACGTTACGCTCTTTGTTGAAAGCATGACGAACCAAACTAAAGTTCATATGCGCTACCACACCCCACGGCACAGGTTGTAAGTATCGCTTTGCGTTCTTTACACCTTGCTCCAAGTTAACCGACATTTTCATGGCGTAGTTCTGATTGTAGTCTGCATACTTGCCGTTTTGTATAGTAGGTGCTGACACACAGAAATGATTTACCTTTTGTTCGGCATTTTCTCTTGGGTCGTCATAGTGTAAGTACCCCATAGTGTATGGATAACCCTCCATGTACACAAACTTCTTATGCTGATAGCTACCATTCGCTTTCACACCAAACTTGATACCACGCATTTCCTTCTGCACTTGGATTGCAAAGTCATTGATTTCGAAATCCCACTCTTGAAACTTTTTAGGTGTCCATTCGTTAAGTTCACTCACGGCAACCTCAAATTCTCTATCTATCATTCTCATTATACATCTCCTTTCTCCATTTTTTAATTTTGTTTTGTAGTTTTACTGCGAAAGCATACTTTTTTGATTCGGGTACTACTCTGCTTTCCTCCTCTCTAGCTTTCTCTAACTCCTTCTCTACTTTCTTCAGTAGTTTCAGACTATCGTCTAAATATATACCACTCCATTTAGCCATCTACTTTCTCCTCTGTTAGTTGTTTAATATTGTGCATCACCATCATGTCGTCGCAACCACAGTTTAACGTGGCAGGTTCTACACTCAGCCATTCGTCACAGAACTCTTCAAGCTCTGTGGCTTGGTCGGTTACTCTCTCACCTCTAGGCGAATGATTGTCACCTTCGTGTATCGCCCCGTCCTCGCCTACGTTAAGTTCTTTCCACGCGTAAGTCATATCTTGTTCCTCACCAAATGATTCAACTAACTTTGTTAGATAACGTATGGCTTTCACGTCGTCGTAATCGTCATACCATTTAATGTAAGTGTTCTTGTATTCTAAAAAGTGTACGTCATCACTCTCGTATATTGTCCACTCAGCAAACAAGTCTAGTCGTTGCACGTCGGGGTTCATCTTGT